CCATTTAATGTAAAATAAGCCTCTTTTACAAATTCATTTGTTATTTTTTCATCAAATTCAAACTCACATTTACTTACTTTTACCTCTAATTCATTAATAGGCTCGGTTTCTTCTCTTATTATCTCTACATTATGTGGATTTACTCTTATTTTCATTATTCATCACCCCCAACTAAATCATTAATACTTGGGTTTTCTTTTTTTATAGCTTCAATCTTTTCTTTTGCTACCTCTTCGGTTTCATTATAAACTTTCATTCTATATTCAACTTTGCTTGTTATTCCTTTATCTACTTCTCTTTCAATCCTTTGTTGTGTCTTTTCTTGATTTTCAAATCTACTATAATCAAGTTCTACTTGTATTTCATCTTCACTTAATTCTATATCTTCTAAATAACATACTGATTTTACTAAATCAATGATAACATCTTTTATAACTGTTGCATAAACCTCTTTTGTTCTAAATGCATCATCATTTTCACTTAATATTTCAGTAGCAGTTGCAACTCCTTTTCCATCAATTCTATAATGATCTTCTCCAAATCCTAAAGCACTTGAATACCAATTTAATTCACTATTGATTGAATCTATATGTTCTTGGTATCTTAAAGAAAAACTTATATCTTTAACAGGTTGGTCTTTCATACCATTCATTGCTACATAAGTTCTATCGTTTCTATCAAAGAACAATTGTTGTGATATTGTTCCATCATCATTTACTTGTGGTGCTGATTTTAAAGCAGTCTTATCAACTAATATTTTTCTTTTACCATCAATAAATTCATTATCAAAACTATCGTATTTATCATCAATTGCCTTTAATTTGTCTATACTATTTGCATATATACTTAACCCCATTGGTGTTTTTATATCAATGTTATTTGCTAATGGTGGCTTAATAATTTGAAAATGTGGTGTATCAGTATTGTATATTACTTGTTCTTCTACATTTGGAAACTTATCTTCAAATGGTATTTGTTTTCCTAATTGATTAGCATCTTTTGATTTATAAAGCTCGTGTAATTTTATATATTCTTGAACAAACTCATCTTTTTCGTTCTTGCTTATTCTAAATTCGTGATATGTTAAATGTGTATAGTAGAATGTTGTTCTTTTTTCTACTTCTTGAAATTGGTCTAACACCATAAACCCTGTTATATTAAAGTTATCGTATGCATAAGGAATTATCATTGATGCATCATTTATATATTCAATTCTTGTTCTTCCTAATGCATCTTTGTATTCAGTCATTGCAGTTGTTCCTAATGCAAATGCTAACTCTAACATTTGTGGGAACATTATTGTAAAGTTGTTTTGTTTACTATCTAATATTTTCCATAATCTCTTTGTTTTCTCTTCAGTTGCTAATTTAATATCACACTTATTAGACCAGTTAAGTTTCATCATATCTTCAGCACCTTTTTTTGCCATCGACATTGTTTTTTTCTCAACTTGTCCTTCTGAACCATCGGCATACTTTACATTGTAAAAATGAAAGTTTTCAACCGAACCTGAATACCAACTTTTCCATACATCTATTAAGTCGTAGTAATTAGTATCAATTATATCTACACCTTTTGTATGAAGTTGGTTTTTTAAATCTTCATATATTGTCATACCTCTCCTCCTTTTAGAACTCCAAACCTAATTTTTGAAGATTTGCTTTTACATAATATTGGAATTCATCACAACTATGGTCGGCATAATAATAAGAATAATCGTTAGTGTAACTATTGTAATATGTTTCTTCAGTCAATTCTTTTTCTTCTTTATCAGGAATTGGTTTACCTTTTTCCACACTATCTTTCTTCCACATATAATTGCTTAACTCTTTTATGTGAATCCAATTATTACTTGTGTTAAGTATAACATATTTTCCCGTATCTATAAAATCTTGGGAATATTCTATTAATTCTTCCTTATCTTTTCCTTTATTTACAGGCTGCAAGTTAATACTAAACATTGCAAAATATTGATTTCTTAATGCTCCTTCTGCACTATCTATTGTTTCGGTATCTACTTGTGTATGGTATTTCACACATATTTTAGTTCTAAAGTCAAATATATCTTGTGCTAATTCGCTTGGTGCTTTCTTTCTTGGCTTTTCGTGTGGGGAATAATAGTAAGTGTCTAATCTATACCATCTTCCATCAGTTGCATATCCATAAGCTCCACAACTTGTTGCACTTGTTTGATGACCACTATCTATTGCAAAGTCTACATACAATATTCTTAACTTGTTTTCTTCTATGTAATTTGCATTTTCTATAATAAATAAATCAGGGTTATATATAAGACCTTCAATTCCTATAACTTTACCTAAATAAATCCACTCATATCTTTTAAAGTCATATTTCTTTAACCTTTCGGCTTCTTCTATAAACTTTCTTCCAAGCCATTTTTCAGGTACTGTTCTATAATCAGTATGCGAATATAATACATCTTCTCTTTTTCTCATTTTGTCAGCCCATTGGTTTATAAAAGAATATTTATTTTTTGGTGGGTTGTATGAAAACATAGATATAAAATAATCGTTGTTTCCCCTTGAAAATGTTGCTATTGCTTGTTGGAAATCATCATCATTGTCAAACTCACTTGCTTCTTCTATCCATAATATTTTTATTGGCCTTGATTCATCAATAAAACCTTTTAATTTTTCTACATCATCAGTTCCAGCAAAATATATTGAATTATTATTAAAAAAAGTGATCTTCATAGGGCTTACACTAGCAATATAATCATATCCTTCTTGTAGCCCTAATCTTCCACTTGCTTTTTTTATTTCTTTAAAAACACTGTTTCTTAATGTATTTTGATATTTTCTTAATACTATTGCACTACAATTCTCTTCCGATATGCAATGATAAACTAATTTTAAAGAACTAAATGAAGATTTTGTGCTTCCTCTTCCCCCTTCAAGAATTATATATGATTTTTTTGAATTAAATATATTCCAAAATGATGGGGATATTATATCTTTTATATCAATATTCATTAGTCATCATCCTTTGGTAAAGAATTTACTATTGTTATCTTATTTTTGTTGTTATTTTCTATCTCTTGTTTGTCTTTATACCCACATTTGTTTTTCATATAAAATATTTTTAAAGTATCACTCGTATATTTATTATTAAGTGCTTCATCTTCAAGAATATCATTGAGTTTTTTAAAAGTGCCGGAGTAATAATCGTTTTGTGCATAATAAGTATCTCTGTTTATATCACAATAAACACAAAACCCTGCTATATTTGGTAGCCTTTTCTTTTCGTTACAATATTCTATGTATTCATTAAATTTGTTTTTAAATGTATCTTCGTTTTCAAAAGCTCTTCGTGACAAAATACCACCCACTTTCTTTTTAAAATTTAACAAAATTATATCATTTATTCTAATAATTGTCTATTTGTACCTTCTGCAAGAGTGTTTTAGCTTATAAAATGGCATATATCCGTTCATAAATTTCCATAAGTTGTCTTTTTGCCACTCCAAAAGTTTTAATTTGTAAAACATTGCTTTTGTTTGAACGATAAAATCTGCCCATTTGCCTCTTTCCCACATAGAAAAAGACGATAATATCCCTTGATACTCGTCTTTTAATGCCTTAATATGTTCAACCGATTCCCTGTACGTCCAATTTGGATTAACATAAATCATAAATATCCCTACCTTTGAATAATACTATCATAGAATTGATAAAAAAGCAAGAAAAAAGACAGGAGGTGAATGTGTGAAAAAACCTGTCTTATCAAAGAATAAAAAGGGGTTGCTGTGTCATATACACAATTGGTACTTTTTTATAAGCACCTAGAATAGATAAGCCACAGTTAGTATTCATCAATGTATAAGTTTGACTAACTGCGTTTGTAATTACATCAATACATTACATAGTTGCTATAGCAATTCTTATTTATCTATTCTAGCTGCCTACAATGGTAACTAACTTAAACTAGGGCTTCACATTTACTCATATTAGTAAAACTAATGCTTTCAAACAACATAACTCCCATACAAACTAGATTTATTAGTTTTCCTTACCCATTAATATTATAGCACTACTAATTTATTTTTGCAAATTGCTAATTGCTGTTGTTTAATAATTCTAATATTGTTTTTGCCACTTCTTTTTTAGGGCAAAATAAGAATTCAATTTTGTATTTTTCGCTCATAGTAAGTAATACTTTTTTTAATGTCGAACCTTTCACTTTAGAATATTTACTAGACCAATTTTCAACATCATCAATACAAGTTATTTTTGGTTCTTCTATCAAAAATATAAATCTTTTTACATTTAATTCTTTCGCTCTTTCTATTTCTCTAACAACTCTTAAATGAGATACACTATTGCATAAATTCGAAGCAACTTCAATTAAACCCATTTTTCTATCAATAACTACATTATAATTTTTATAAAACATATAATCAGCAGTTTCTAATTTAGTTATGATATATTCTTGATTAATTTTATCAAAATAATCAGTTATATGTTTAAATTTTCTTTCTCTGCTATCAATAAGTAAAATATTATCATTCATTTATATACCTCCATTTAAACCCCCCTGCTGACTTTCTTTTATTAGTGCAAACTTTCCAAATACTACCTCTTGAAATATTTAAACTTTCGCTTGCTTCCTTAACTAAATCCCATTTTTTTATAAAATTACCATTTTTATCATATTGATTTATAGGAGTATGATGTGAACTTTTAACTCCAAAATAGGTTTTTGGTGGTTTAGATAATCCGTTTTTT